AGTCGCAATCAAACCAGTACCTCAAGGTCATAGCCAAAGGTTAGTTCAACCACTAGAAACTTTTTGGAATGCAGTTGCTCCCGATGAGTGGTTGAGGATGCTTAGAGGACCGGAACATCAGGAGGCGAGAGAGGCTTTAGATACTCTTGAAAGAATGCCTCCTCAGTTTAAACCTAACAGCATAGGTGAGACAAGGCACCAAGACCATCATTCTACTACTAAGTCTGAGGTTAATCTTGCAGACTTAACTAATCCTGACATTATTAGAAAGGAACTTGGAAAGAAAGTACCTACTCTTCAACCAATGCATCGTATATTTGACCTCGATGACTTAGAGCATCTTCGTGGATTCACAGGCGACTGGATAGTTTCTGCTATGCCGGAAGGCGAAAGAGGATTTGTAGAGAAAGAGGATGATGAGGTCAGTTCTGAAACATTTGAATTGTCTGAGGAAGACAAGGATAACTTCAAACAAGTAACTGATGAAGATTTCAAAGCAGATGTTATCAAGACAGAAGAAGGCTATTACATATTTGATGTGTTGAAGTTTGCAGAAAAAGAAGTACATGATGTACCTATTAGTGACAGAATCAAGATACTCAGAGGAGGCATGGAAGGCGTAGAGAATGTCCATGTCCCAAGTGCAAGCGATACTCGTCTTACAGATGATGAAGGTTTGAAATCAGTAATAGCCGACCTACAAAAAGACCACGAACAGATACTACTTAGAGATGCTAAGTCAGTTTACATGGCAGGAGAGTTAAGACATCCTAAGTGGGTTATGCTCAAGCCGGGTAGAGATGTAGTGCTCAGAGTTTTAGAAAGAAGAGGCAACGGTCCTTACACTTACAGACTTGGCACAGGTCCAATTACTCAAGAAGAAAACATTGGCAACAGGGCTGTCGAATCTGATGGTGAAAATTACATGGATGTCGGTGTAGCATTCAATAGTCCTGAAAAATACAACGAAGGTGACCATGTAAGAGTCAACGCTGCTAATGTAAGTAAAGTAGAAACTGTAGACGAAGATGCTGTTTATACTTTGACTGGCTCAGAAATAATAGGCGAGGCAGAAGGAGAAGGTTTGGTCAGCAGAGAAACATTGGGATTACTTGCAAAGTCTTTGGATTCTCAGTGGCTTTGTGAAGTTACTCGTGCTAAGAGTGGTATCAGAATCACTATGCCTCAAGGAGATGTAGTTTACAAGGCAACTCAATCAGGTTATGCTTGGACAGTGCATAGTCCACTGGCTTCTAACAATTATCTGATTCGTCTTGCTGAAAGTCAAAGAGTATATTGGAGTCCAATAGCAGGTGCCTTACTCAAGGCTAATTTAGAAATCAAAGAAGAAGTACACGAATCAGAAGGTGATGCAGAGCCTTTGATTGAGCCAAAGAAAATAGAAGACTCTGATTGGTGGAAGAAGAAAGAAAAACAAAAGGTACTTGTCAAAGGGTTGGCACTTATTGATAAGTTTTTGAAAAGTGGAGTAGGCGCAGTTGGTCAATCGAGTACAGGTGCTATGGGATTAGGAATAGGTTACGCTACACCTATAGAATCGCCTATGGGTCCGACAAACTTGCACGATGAAAAGACCATGCCTGACTTTGATAACAGAAAGCGACCCGGCGAAGATGAGTCTATAGAACCTAATACAGAGGATTTGGAAGACGATAAACGCATTACTGTTCCCACAAAAGAGGGTGTTTTAGAAGTAACATCCGACAAGGCTACCTTTCGTACTTAGTTAAATAGTATGAACATTATCTATAGACCAATGGCTACCGCAACGGCACTACGAACCTCCGCTGTTTCTCACAGTGGAAGTATCAGTATTGTTAAGGCGGATAATGACCTTGTAATCGCTGGATACGCATCTGTAGAGATGGTAGATAAGCAAGGAGATTTGATTACAAGGGGTGCTTTGAAAAACGCATTTGGCGATTTCATGAAAGCAGATGGCTACAGAAATGTTCAACTCGCACACTCTAACATACAAGTTGGAGAAGTAATACCAGCCTACACTGACTCTGATGGTCGTGTATGGAAATCCGGCGTTGATGACGCTGGAATGTTCGTTGTCATCAAACTAAGAGATGACATCGAAAAGGCTCGTGAAGTAGCCAATGAAATTCGCAAAGGTGCCCTGCGTGGGTTCAGTATTGGAGGACAAGCATTCAAGCGAATGCGAAAGAGTGACCAACAACACGGTGACTATACTGAAATCTCCAAACTGGAACTACATGAGGTTACTATTTGTGAAAAAGGTATCAACCCGGAGGCGACATTCCGTATATTGAAGGAGGACACAAACATGAACGAAGATAATGTATTGGGAGAACTATCTACAACACTAGATAGATTGAACGGTCGACTTGACGCTATGGAAAAGGGTGAAATGCCACCCGGCTTGAAAGAGCACATGGAAGGCAAGAAAGACGACAAGAAAGAAGAAGAAGAAGACAAAGGTGAAACTATGGCTGACGAAGACGAAAAAGAAGGCATGTATGCCAAATCAGACGAATACAGCGATGTAATCACAAGTGAATACCTGAACTGGATGGAGAACACATTGAAATCTCAAGGTGTAGACATCTCAGGCGCAAGAGAACACTTTGATAACATTTCTAAAGCAAACCTTGGAAGCACACCTGAGCAAATCGGTGATGGAGCAGACTACTTTGCAGGTCAAGTAAAAGGCCGTGCACAAGAAGGTGGCTCACCATCAACCAACGCTATCGGTAAACTAAACAGTGGCGGTAGTGGAGAAGTTGCTAAGGGTTACTTGCACCCTGACTCAGTAAGTGCATCTGACTTAGAGGCTGCTTACGAAGTTTACAAGGCTGCTGCACTTGAAGAGCAATTCAAGGGCAACCTTGGTGCTGTGTTTGCAGACAGACTACAGAAAGAAATGACAGCAGAAGCAAACGCTAAGGCTGCTGCAACATTTGACGCAAGAACACCTCTTGCTAACATCGAAAAGGCTCTTTCCGACTTAAGTGAAAGAATCGACAACATCAGCAAATCAGCACCATCAGAAGGTGCAATTAGGAAATCTGTTTCCACTGTTGAGGTCCCATCAACTACAGACCTCGCTAACATGGACTGGGATGAGGTACATCGCCTCGCCGGGAGTGTTTGGAACTAAATTAGTGGAGAATAAGGAGAGATAAACATGGCACGAAATTACATGAGGACAATTAACGATATGGAACGCTACTACTACGGTGCAGGTAACTCAATGGGTTACTCCTACACTGGTAGCGAACTATTGAAAGCAGACGCTCCATTGTTGAGCACAACCGCAGGTACATACCAAGCAATCTACGGAAGAAAAGTTTGGTCACAACTAAACCAAGAATTTAACGCATTCTCTATCCTACCTAAGAAACCTTGGGACAGAAGTGGATGGAGAGTAGTTACTGCAAAGCCATCTAAGACAGTTGGTGGAGGAATTGCAGAAAACGGTACACTACCTGACACAACAAAGCCAACATTCCAAAATGTTGCAGCAAAACCAAAGACTGTTGCTCACTCATTCGACATGAGCGAAGTAGCAATCTTCCTAAACGACAAAGATGACGGACTTGGCGACATTCGCTCAGTCTTGAAAGAAGAAATGGGTAAGCACCACGCAGAGCACATCAACGACATGCTAACCGAGGATGTAACAAATGTTGCAGGAAACGACATCGAATCCCTTGACAGAATTACTACTGGTAACAACAGCATGACTTCCGGTACTCACTACGATGCTGGAGACGAAGACATTTACTCTATCGACAGAAGTGCTAACACATGGGCATTTGCAGAAGACTCTGCTGACAGCGGTTCTGCTAACAGAACTCTATCACTTGACCACTTGGATGAGACATTCAGACTCATTTGGGAGCGTGGAGGAAATCCAAAGGTTATGCTAACTGGATATGACACTTTGATGAGAATCCAACAATTACTACAAGCACAACAAAGGTTCATGGAAGAAAAGAGAGTTGTTCCAACCTTTAACGGTGTAAAGGGTGTACCCGGTGTTGAGGCAGGATTTATTGTCGCAACTTACAACGGAGTACCAATCATCCCAACAAAGGAGATGGCATCTGACGGAATCAGCAGAGTTTACATGCTTGACACAGATTATGTCTACTTCTCTACAGCAAAGCCAACACAGTACTTTGAAAGCGGTATTGAAACTGGCGACCCATTCGCTATTAACAGACTTGGACAGGAAGGACTTTACCGAACAATGGGTGAAGTTTGGACTACTTTCTTTGGAGGTCAAGGTTCTATCCGTGACCTACAATGAGGTTAATGGTGATATAACTACAGGAGATGAAAAAATATGGCAACAGAAACAGCAACAAACAAAGGATTGACAATATCTTTCGATGATGGAGATTTTACCACAGGTACTGTCTCGGTTCTTTTGGACCTTGACTTGCGAACAGGAACACCAGTTGATGAGACTGGTTGGTTAGACGGTAACGCTGGTGGCGACTATCCGGGTTCACTAACTGGGTTCCTTGCATCAAACAGTGATGGTAACGCATCCGGTAGCATGAGATTAGTGACTATCGGATTCACACTGGCTGACGGAGCAGAACAAGTACTGGTTATCACAGCAGGTGCTTCAAAAATTGTAGGAGTACTTGGCTCTACTTTCGCAGTAGCAGACAAGGTTCTTTCAGCAGGATTTACTAACACTGGACTTGCTCCAGCGGCTAAGACTGGCGGTACAGACCCGGCAATTGTTTTACACAGTGAAACTGCTGGTGGCGCAGGAACAGTAACAGTGGTACTACTTAACTGAGGTGAGTAGTCTTGCCTAAAGTTACATACATCGGGGGCACTGCTTATCGCAAGATGCCTGATGGTAGTAAGATGGTTTGGCCTAAAAATGTACCAGTAGAAGTCAGCCAAGAATGGCTTGACGAATACAGGATACAGATATGCACAAGCCCTACTGCTTTCAGAGTAGAAGGCGATGGCGGTGTTACCGTTGATGAAGGTAATGATGGCATTCCTGACGCTGGTTGGACTAAGAAAGACATATCTACATGGCTAAAGGCGAAAGGTGTAGAGTTCGGTGGATACGCTACAAAGGGTAAATTACTCGGACTCGTGGAGGAAACTCTAAATCCTCCCGCACCTGAGCCTGAACCAGTAGTAGTCGAAGAACCAGTATTGGAAGAGACTACACCAACAGAAGAAATTACAGGAGATGAATAAATATGGCAAACACAACAGACCCAAGACCAACATACTTTGGAGATAGAATTATCATTACAGGCACATATACAGCAGGCGCAGGTCCTGAAACAATTAACCTAAGTTCAATTGTATCAAGTATAGATTTCGCAGCAGTGACACCTACTGGTACAAGTACAGTGGCTCTTGACGAAGCAGGTGCTGGCGCAAGCCTTGTCACAATACAGGTGAGTGATGTAGCAACCGTTAGTGGTACTACTCTAACAATCACAGCAGCAGAAGCAGGTCCT